ACAGACGCGTCTTGACCAAACACGATACCACCGCCAGAAGCAATGCCAGTTGCCGGGAAGCCTTTAGAGAGTTTTTCAAGCACATACTCAATTGTTACCCTATCACTTAAAACAGCAGTAGTGTTCGCTTCTTTTAATATCGACATCGCTGGATTAACAGCCGCACCTTTTCCTAACCCTGGGCGTCCTACGAGCACTGTGAAAAGGTTTGGATAGAGTTTGTAAGTTCCTCTGTCTACCCAACAATGTCTTTTCATGCTTGCTGCGACAACGGTGCACGCACTCCACCAATGGTAGTCAATGGGACTTTCACTTGCGGTTGCAACCCAAGATATGTATTCTGTAACCCAGTCGTGCTTAAGTTTTCGCACCTAGTCATGTCCTGCAAGTTGTAACCGATTTCTACTTCGATTGGTATTTCAAGTGAGTATCCTTTTGGAAAATGTAAAGTTCTATGATAGGCATTTTTTAATAGTTCAACGGCGTTTAACACTTCACTTAATGAATCGTTTGTTTCTAGCACGATTGAGTCATGTACTTCCATTATAACTAAACCCGGTCGGTTTGTTTCACAAAAGTTGATACTTGCTCCATTGTTGTCCCCAACGGTGGATTGAGGGATATAAGAGTACGCGTCCCTAAAGACTGATGAGTTGTCTCTGTAAGGATGGAGTCCGAAAAAATCACGTTCACGACCAAAGAGGTCGTATAATTTTCTGGTATCTGTGAGGGTTTTTTCCACGTACGCTTGAAATACACCTTTAATTCCTGGGTCGTACTCATGGAATTTCGAGAGGATGAAACTACAATGGTCTTTTGGAATTGAAAACCCTTCCTTTGCAAGCACCGCTGCAAATTTCTCTCCACCCATTCCATAACTTCCTGCATATCTCGTCCTTTTTCCAACGTAACGGTATATAGTGTTGGCATCCCTAGAACACTGGTCAAGTGGCACGCCAAAAATGAAAGAGGCAAGTTTTTGGTGACGGTCTGTACCTGCTTGCAGTTCTTTGATAGCATGGTCATCTCCTGTTTGGTCTGCTATAATTCCGTTTATAATCCAATCTTCCGCTGCTACTTGGTCGCATTGAACGAAAATCTTACCTGGACGAGCAACTAAACAAGAACGAAACTTTTTTCCTAATTTACTGTGTTTGGGAATGTTTTGACCATTCCCACCAAAACCAAGAGGGTTAGATTTACTTGAACGACGCCCGCCAACAGTGCCACCAACAAGATAGACGGAGTAGTAAACATTATCAATAAGAGTACAATCAACGTTAGTAGACTTAATCTTATTAAGCTCACGAACATCCAAAATCTCCTTTAATACCTTATCTCCCGTTGCGGCAAATAAGTTATTTAACTGTTCTTCTCCTACACTTTCGTTCCCCGTTTGTTTACTCCTTGGGATTTTAAGTCCTCTTTTCTTGAGAAGGTCGATAACTTGTATAGATGAATTGAGGTTAATTGTATCTTTTCCCAATTTATCTGCTTCCTTTTTATCAAACGCAACTGGGCGCCCAACAAGTTTACTAATCTTTTTACAATCGAACTGTAAATGTCTGGTGATATAGCGACGTAAATGTTCCAGTTTATTTGTGTCGACACTAACTCCGCGTCTTTCAATGTTAAACATGTTCGCCGCGAGTTGTTTTTCGTGATTGTAGTAAAAGCTCTTAAGATTTGTTCGTTCGTTGAACTCGATTTCTTGTTCGTTAAAGACTTCGTACGTGCAAGCGGTGTCTTTACAGTTATATCTTTGGAGTTGACTTTTCCCATCTTTGTGACTCCATCCTCGTCCTTCTTCTTTATAATAAGGTTCTCTTGTGTACTGAGCAACCATAAACTCTAGTTTGTGACTTAACTCAGGCCAAAGAACGTTATGACGTATTCTGGTATCGTCAACCAACGAGCAATTAATTTCAAACCCCAAGTGGTAAAGCCAGTGTGCATCGAACGAAGTGTAGTTTTGTCCAATTTGAGAATGTAGTCTAAAAATCCTATCCATAGCTTTCCAGATAAGTAGAGAAATATCAGGACTATAGTCCCACAAAGAGAAAGAAATAGCACTACTAGGATTTCTAGCAAACGATATGCAGTAAGGGACGCGACGGTGCAGAAGCTCAATATCAATACTAATCGGCTCAACTTGCTTAAAGCATTCATTGAGATAATCAAGGATTGTAGACGCGTCGGGTTCGACAATGAGTTCTCTAATTGGGAGTGGTTGGAGTTGTCCATGAGTTTTCCAATAATCGAGTTCTTCTTTTATTTTTCTAAGGAAGTGGAGATTGGTGTCTTTTTCTGACCAGTCTCTAAGGACATAGGCTGGATGGAAAATCGGAATGACGTAATGAGGCCAGTTGAGTCTTGGGCTTGTAAGCAAACTTCCTCGCCACTTCCCAATGCCAACCTCATCAGTACGTTTACTACGTGTTCCGGGACATAAAACTGACAAAGGAGTTGCCCCTGCGGTAATAATAATCGCAGGTTTTGCCGTCTCGATTTCTTCAAAGAACTGGTTCTGATAATTGGCATAAGGTATTCCTAATGATTCCAATGCAGAGATGTCATTTCCGGGCGGACGGGTCTTGTAGGGATTGGTAAACCATACATCCTGTACGCTGAATCCAGCCTCAGACAAGAGTCTATCTGCGAGCTTACCGGCTTGTCCCATAAATGGGTATCCGGTTGCGTCCTCATCTGCACCTGGAGCCTCTCCAACGAAAACAACAGGCGCTCCAACATTGCCTCGCGTTCCGACATAGTTAAGTCCTTTGAGCTTACATAATTCGCGGAGAGCTATTTCGTATGGTCCCATTAGATAAGTTCAGACCTAACTCTCATCAGGATTTTACCGAGATGGTTCTCACCTTTGCCGTTAACAGTTCCCCAAAAAGTATCACCCCACCAGTTACCTTCTTGAATCTCTTCGTCACCAGTACGCAACAAAAGTAGTTTTAACTGAGTGTCTCTAAATTTTAGTCTTACAAGTTCAAGCATTATGTCTAATTTTACTCTATCCCAATCATAACGCATTTCAATGACTTTGCCTAATTGTTTTGCTTGCGACGCTTTTATATTAACGAAACGCACTTTGTCATTTGGATTAGCACATTTTGTAGCCTGATAAGCATTTTCTACAGATGGATAAAGAATTCCATTGTAACGAATGAAACAACTCCAAAAGTTAGATAGAAAACGATACTCACCAGTTAGTTCTTGTATCACAACGCCTCCAATCTTGTACGCGCAAGCATAGCCATACTTGGGTCTTTTTCAAACAATACACTTTTCATTCCTAGTTTATGTGCTGCAATTCCTGTTGTTCCTGTGCCCGCACACCAATCAACTACCGTTGCTCCACTTGTGCACATATCAAGCAAAAATCGTTCAACCAACGATACAGGTTTTTGAACAGCTTGAAACTTACCTTGCTCAACCGGTATATTAACCAGATTCGGTTGGCCAGGACGGACGAAAACGGGGGAACCTTTTGCTGCAATAAGAATTGGTTCGTAGCTATTACAATATCGAGTGGTTGGATTTTCACCGGACTTTGTATTCTTTGCCCACACGAAAGGCACCGGGTTGACATTGAATCCGACTCTGGTAAGCTCAAACACCAAGTCGGTGTATGTAATGAATCCAAAACAAAAGACAGCGAATCTGTCGGGTTTGAGTACACGGTAGCTCTCCTCAGCGATGCTTGATAGTAACTTTAAGACGTTAAGTTTAGAATCATCAAAATTCCCAATTTGGGAAGTTGCTTTATGTGCGCTCATTTCGCCTACGTCGGAGCCATAGGGGAGGTCTGTCCATATAAGGTCTGCAGAATGGTCTGGAACATTACAGGTCTCATCTTGGTCACGAAAATCCATTTCTAACAGTTGCCAAGACGGTGTTCCTTTCTTTTGAAGATTAGCCTTATTACTAACCGTCATAGAAGCAACAGCCCCAAGTATCTTTAGTTGCGTAAGCGCATTTCCTTTTGTCTCTGCTCTAGCAAGAGTTGGAAATTGCTTAATTGCTTCCGCAACTTGTAAATCCTGAGACACAGCTCCGGTAGACTCTCCCAACATAGCGGCGAGTTTAGCAACCCCGAAACCTCCTGTAGTTCCAACTTTAGGGCGGCCACCCGACGGCGCACCGTGGATTTGCTGCATTGTTTGTAGGAGTTGGGCCTTACCATTGACAATCTCCTGCCAACTTAAATCTTTGCGGCGTATATTCTCCTCTAGTTCTATTGCTTTAAGGCGTAAGCCATCTGTTTCATAATTCCAAATATAATGTACGCCATGTTCAAGCTCTTTTGTATTTAGCCTTTGTAGGGCCGCGAATCTCCTACCGCCCGCCACTAACTTATTACCTTGTCGGGCGAGCACTATAGGTTGGATTAGGCCGAACTCACGTATTGAGTTACATAGTTCGTCTATGTCGCCCATATCAACCCTAAGTCTATCTTCAACAAGGACTTCTTCAAGTTTCATTATTCACCTTTTAAGACGCCTGGGAAAGTCATGAAAAACTCTAACATCAGTTCTCTTGATGGAAACTCAATTGTTGAGTGAAATCTTTCGTATTCCATGATAACACATACACCTGGGTGTGCAGTTATCCACTTGTCTACTTTCCACCAGTTAACTTCCAAGTTCATTATTGCTTTTGAATCAACTGTAAAAACTAAAGGTTCAGAATTAACATCCTCAAAGTCTTCATCAAAACTCACTGTCCTCACCACGTAGTACTTCAGGAAATTCTTTCACAAAATCCAAGTATGCCTCTCTTGACGTGAAATACCAAGTGTGTTCTCTCTTGTCGTAATTAACTTGGTATAAAACCTCTTTAGGATGTGCTGTGCACCAGTGGAACATGCGTTCCCATAGTGTGTTTAGGCCACCGAAAAAGTCGCTTGGAATACGCACAAAAGCAGGCTTGAGAGGAGAATCCTCTTGGACAATGTCGTCAAAATCGAAAGTTTCTTTTTTCTTAGTCATAACTTAAAGACCGAAGGTCGACCTTGGGATTGCGCTCATCTCAATCCCAATTAGTGTTTGGCGAAGATTTTAAGTGCGTCTGCGAAAACACACTGAGCACACTTGTCGACGCGTTGCGGTTGGGGTTGCCTCGGAGGGCAATGATAAACGCAACGCAAACTGTTGTCCGGGCCTTCAGCGTACATGATAAAACGTCTCGCTTCTCGGATGGCACTGTCGTCACGTTAGAGGGACCACCGCTCCTCATGCATTACTAACAGTGGGTATTCCACCTGTAGGTCAATGACTATCATGCCACCTACCCGGCCCGGACTCACGCCAGCAAGCGGCTACCAGCGACCCTTTCGGGCTTCGTTTTTACTTCAAGTCAGTGCTATGTTTTTCTTGACATCCCTGGATGTTACAAACAAAGGACTTGACATAGTTTTGGTCCTTGTTTTTATCATCCTTACGAATGCCATACTCAAGCCTACCCGTCCTTCCCAACATTGGCCCTTCGTATTTCATCTTCTCTGTGTTCTCAGGGTCATTCGGGTCGGGAATCCAATTTCCGGGCATAAAGGCCATGTCGCCTTCTATATCCATCTGTAACCCAAGAGCATGAACGAAGTCTTTTTGAATCCATCCTGCGCTTGAGTTAAGAGAGATAAAAAGAGGAGTGTCGTTCAATCCATTTGCGTTGTTGATTACTTTCGCGCGTGGGTTGAAGTTTGTTGTATCACCTTTCTTTGCTTTCTTAGGAGCGAAGCCGTCTAGACGAAAGTCATAAAACCCCGCAGGGATTACTTTGACTCCTTCTAGGCTATCCTTAGAAACGCCCATTCTTGCCATTATAGTCTCCTTTATTTCAGTTTGAAGTTGTTTTTCGTTTTGTTTGAAGAGATACTTTTCATACTCTGCCACCACAACTTTAGCTTGTCGCCAAAGTGCCCAACATGCTCTGTCGAGTTCTGGCGTCATGCTAGTTTGTGGTGTTACTACTCACGGACTGTGGTAGCTTCGGTATAACATTACTGTTATGCTTGGCTAACATCGCCGCGATGTCGGGCTTTTGATATTGTTCGGTTAGGTTTAGTGTTGTCACTGCCCACGGACAACGATAATCTGGTCTTACTTGTACTCTAGGCACATAAATTGTTGACGATGGGTTAAGTGGGTCAGGAGCGTTTTCTAAATGCCATACGTCGTTGAAGTATTTAAGCAATAACTGGTAGCGGGCGGGAAAGACTCCTATTTTTCCCGTAAATCTTTTCTTTTCAGGACTTGAATCTTCAGATTCTTCTTCAGATTCGTGTATTGTTGCAATGAAATGATAAGGTAGTGCTAAAAGACGAAGGACTAAAGACTCAATAGTAGTCATCTCAGCATTCCAAGCGTCAAAGTTCTTTGCGAAGTCTACGCTCCAGTTGCCGAAACTAAGTCTGCGACGAATGTCTGTGTTTGTATATAAAGCGTAGCGACCAGCGCACTTAGCTGTTGTTGAGATAGAATCATCTACGATAGTAGCAGGTTTAACCGCGGGCCAACTAGGGTTAAGGTCTTTTAGAGTACATTCTTTTTCGAGTTTTGTAATCAAGTCTAACATTTCGTTGAAAGCCGTGGGCTGTAAATGTGGAGCAGGGTCTCTTAATGTTGCTGCAAATACGCCTTCACGCCCTGCTAAAGAACCGGCACGCAAATCAGTGTCAAAGAAAAGAATTGGTTTAGGTGCTGTAGCTGCCAACCAAGACTTGCCGGCTTTTTCTTTTGCTATTTCGAGTAGTTGTAGTTTTTGGAAAGGTTTTACTGTTTCTAGTGATTGGAATTCAATTGACATTTCGCCGTTTCTCCTCTGTTTATTCGTGTTTTAATACTACAGTGCCGTCCTTTAAGTGTTCAACACCGATTATTTCACGGTCCATTTGACCAACAATTGGGTTGTTAACTGTTATGACAACGTCGGCTTCTGAATCAGCATCTTGTAATTCTGCAAGTAACTCTTCAACTTTCATTTAATCCTCCAAGTCGTAAGGACTCCAAGCCGGAACAACATTAAAATGAGCATTCTTCATTATTTCCCTTACTTCAGGCGGCCTTGAGTCTATCGGTCTAAACTCACACCCTGAGTAGACATGACATTGTGAGTCATTAAATATCCATTCGTTCTTTTCAATGCAATGTCGCAAACGAGTTGCTTTAAGTACAACCTGCTTCCGCCACTCTTGAAGTTCTGATTGAGAGTACTCAATAGGTATGCGAAGAAAACGGGGTTTCTTTTTGCCGCTACGCGGAGCATCGCTCGGTTCGTTGCGTGCTGCAACGTTGATAATGACTCTGTCGAGAGTAACTCCGAGCTTGAGCTTGTCTGCAATGACTTGTCCGGCAACAAGATACCCTGCTGTTTGAGCGTGTGGTTTGAAATTGTTAACAATGTTTGATTGGATATAGTCTTTCGTTTTGTGGTCAACTGGTATAAGCCTCCCGTCTTCCCAAGTTAGTAAATCTGGTTTTCCTATGTAATAAACGATTACTTTTTCATTTTCACCAACTAAAGTTTCTTTCTGTCTGCCAAACCCAGATTCAATACCAACTACTTTCCAATGAATAGAATCGTAAGGGTAAGAAAAGTCATAGTATTGGGCAATCATTGCGACGGCCCCGGCCCGACCGCCAAATTGTTCATAAGTTGAGGGATATAAGGCTTTACCTTGGTCTATTTGACAACTATCCCATGCTTCTAGTGCTATATGGCAAGCAAGGTCTTTGGTTAAGTCTTTGGCAACCAAGGAAGTATAGTAATTCTCCATTGTTTTAGCCCACCACTGGCCTATTAGTGTTTTAAGGTGGACAATTCCCTTCGGGGACAAGTGCTGAATATGCTTGTAGTTAAAGTATTGTTCACACTTGCCAAAACCTGAAATCATATGATGGTCGAAATACATTTCCCATCTGCCATCTTCGTTTATCTTATACAACTGACCAACACCAACGTGAGAAGTGTTCATATTATGAAGACTTTGTACGCTCAAGTTCGTTTGCCTCTCTTTCTAATCGACACCTTTCACATGTTAAGTAATGTTCAGGTTCGATTTTATTTAGTAACTTATGATTAGAGTCGAAAACGTCTGTGCCCCTACCAATGGCGTGTCGTAACTTGGACGCTTTTTCTCTTAGGTATTCGGAGGCGGTCATTCTTTTACTTTACTTTCTTTGGTATTGAATTAATTAGTTTAGCTAGGCTTTCAGGAGTCATTCCTAACGCTTTAAGGTTCGCAACAATATCATCAACTTTACTAACTTTTGCCTTTTGTTTCTTCTCTTCTGGCGTCGTTTTGTGTCTTATGGCAGGTACTCTTTGGGTTGATGTGCCCCACCTAAGTACTCCACCTACCTTACTTAACTCACTAATTTCTCTTCTATACTCCTCACTCTGCGCCATCCCCAAAGTAATCATGTGATATTCACGTATATTCTCAATATCATGAACAACACTTTTCTCGTGGTCTATAAAGTCTTTAAGTTCTTGGTCTGTCATTTCATAAACCATCTTAGAACTTAAACGATAGGCTTTGCCTGCTGGTTTTATTAAGCGACCTTGGTGTTGGACTCCGTCTGTGTCAACAAGAGGCTCGACCTTGACGGTGGCATCTTCTGGTATTAAACAGGTTGAGCAGTAGTTTTCGGGGTCTACTTCACTTGCGTGGGTTAAGCAATACTGGAGACCGCAATTACGACATTTACCTAAGATTGGTTCGACGCAATCCGCAAATGTACATTCATCAAGGACAGGAAGTGATGATGGGTTATCAATAGGATTCGCAGGGTCCGCCATTTGTTGCTCCTTTTTCTTAATCAAACCGCAGGACGTGGTGCTACAAATACTTCTCCGTTGAGTAACTTTTTTACTAATTGTTCAATTAAATAACTTTGGTCTCCGCGTTGGGGGTATTTTTCTCGAAACTCTTTGTGGAGTTGTGGAGACATAACGAATGATGACACTATTTTCTTTCTGCCCGGTCTAAGAACGGCGCTCATTTACAAGTTAAATCCTATCAGATTGCATTAATTTTGTCAAGCTCTATATCTCTTTTAGAATCAAAGAGATATGCCTGTGAGTCAAAAATGGTCAATTTACTGACCCGACATCAGGCTTATATTCACTTGTCTTATCAGGTAGGAGCGCGATAATTTCCCCAACCACACTTGTTGTTGAGATTAAGTAATAATGAGTATCAGGGTCAAATTGGTTTTTCTTTTCTGTGTACCATTGAGCTAGGGCTGGACGCTCGACAACACTGACGTGTCTAACTTTGTTATCCCAACGAGAGACGATAAAAACGACAATTGATAGGTTACGGTCTCTTAATTGGGTTGGGTAGTCTACACAGATTACTAGTGGTCCATATTGCATATTTACCTTTCATTCCACTCAGCGGTGATGTCTACCACCTGCCCCAAAGCTAAGTCACCGGGAATTGTTACTGCTTGAAATTGTCCTTTCCATTTCGGGTCTGGAACTTCCACGATTGAGAAGACCTTGTCGTCTTTTATTGATTTGGAAATGACTTTTCCGCTTAACCTTGCTGTTGCCACACTCATTTAGTTCTCCTTTCTCGCCGCTGCTTCAACACAGGCTTTAATATCCTCAATCCTTGCATACGGAGCGTGTAGTCTTTGTAAACCGGGTTTATTAGGGTTAACAAATAACATATCTCCCTGACTAAGGAGATGTTCTGCGCCACCTGTTCCGATAACCGTGCGGCTATCAAACTCAGACGGAAGTCTGAACGTAAGCCGTGCAGGAAAGTTAGCCTTGATACTTCCCGCAACGACGTTAACTGAAGGACGTTGTGTCGCTGCAATAAAATAAATACCCGCTGCGCGCGATTTTTGAACAATCTTTGCAATCTTTTCTTCTGCAATTTTGCTTTCTCCTTTCTTTGAACCTTTGAACATCATTAAATCAGCAAGCTCATCTATAATAATCACGATAAACGGAAACGGACCCTTCGGGTTACTTGCACTGTTATATTCATGTATATTACGGTGACCTGCTTTTCCAATTATTTTAAGTCTATCTTCCATTTCATCAATGACCCAATCAAGTCTTTCCAGTGTTTGATAAACACTAGTAGCGGGTTCGAAAAGTAAATGTGGAGCACCAACGAAATGACCAAACTCGACGTTTTTAGTGTCACTTAAGACTATTTGAACACGTTCGCAAGGTACGCAATATATAAGAGAAGCAATAATGCTACTAAGGAGAGTGCTCTTGCCTGAACCCGTTGAGCCTGCAATGAGTAAATGTGGTAATTCCACCAAGTCAACAATAGTAGGTACACCAAGATAGTCAACTCCAAGATTAAGAGGTAACCTAATTTCGTTTCGTACTTTCCATACGTTTCCAATGCAATCTAAAAACTTGACTAGGGTACGAATCTTATTAGGCACAAATACGCCAACAGCAGACTCACCTGGGAGTCTTTTTACGAAAACATCTTCTACCCCCAACAATACAGCAAAGTCAGTTGCTAATCCCTCTAAGTTACTTACTCGTGTTTGATTAGTTGGGAGAAATCTGAATACGCTAATTAAAGGACCAACACTAACAGGAGGTATGAACTTAGCATCATAGCGTAGCTCCGTTAGTTTAATTGTTATTTTAGCAACAGTGTCAAGTTGTTCGTCGGTTAGTTTGTTTTGTGTTTGTGTTATTGACATTTAGTATACAGACTCCTTTTTCAACAAAAAACGCGAAGCGTTCCCTGCTAGGGGCGGTCAGGCGCACGCACTTGTTTGTGGCCTGTACGCAACAATTCCTTGAGGTAGTGCTCCACCAACTCCGCCAGCGGAATCTCATTTGCTGCCCAATGTTCCCCGCAATGCGCGGTCGGCTTGAAGTACACTCCGCACCATTGATTGCGTTTATATCCACTGTTCGGGCTGATGAATAGGCGCGGGTGAAACGGAGGATTCCTGCCGCTTTGAACCATCAATCGCTCGCTCATGCCGTTTGCCTCACATTGAAACCCGGAAAGAACTCAAAGTGCCCCTTTCCTGTAGGCGCTGCCCCGCTGTCACTACCGTGCTTCCGTTATCCCGCGCTGTCCGAGATATACGCCTGAATACTTTTCACAAGGGCCACTCGTCTTAGCAAAAATCAAATGGGCGAATCTCTGTCCGACCGGAGCGTAAGGCTGCTTCTCTTGGTCATTGACGAAGCAAAGCATCTCAAGCGTCAAGTTGCCTTCAAAACCAGCGTCTACGATAGTCGGAGGCAAGAAGAATCCGCGTCGCGCCCACGTGCTGCGAATTTCTACGAAGGCCATTAAGTCGTCAGGCAGCGAAATGACCTCGCGTGTGCAGCCAAGATAGAACGGTCCTACCTTATGGTCGAGATTATCGAGAATCAAATCTATCCCGTTCTGCTGGAATTGTTCAGGTAGAATCGGACTAATAGATAGCTTGCCGGAATCTATATAAAGCTTAACGTCGCGTCCGCTTAGTATCATTGCGCCTTCCTGTACTCGGTGAGAGCACTTCGTAGACTTGAGGCTTCGATTCCCTGCTTTGCTAGTTCGATCAGCGTTGCATCGACTTCCTCCACCAGCTTCCCGATGAGCGGGTCGGGGGCGGCAGGGCGCACGTCCTCAGCTTCAACCCATAAGTGAGTCTCACGTCGTCCGAACTTTACGCGAATAGGTAACGTACCCGTATCTACCTCTGTTACCGTCGCTCGCACCCACACCTCATGTCCCGGTTCCAATTTCGCGCTCGACGGCTGCGCCTGCCCCTCCTGTCGGGCGGCGATCCGAATAGAGCAACCAAGTTCTTCTGACTTTGCGTTGAACACGTCGACCGCCGCTTCGCTAATTGTAAATCCCAAAGACTGTGCTAGCAGGTCTAGGTAGACAAAGCCATCGCCCAATTCTTGCCGGAGTTTCGCCCGCAACTCTTCCGCTTCAACGCCTCTGTTAGCTTTCAATCCAACGCTGTCGCGGATGCGATTCAGTTTCTTGGCGGCGTTAGCGGCCTCTCCCAACTCGCCAAACATTGCGGTGAACCAGTCGGACGTAGACCATGAATCAAGCGCATGATTAAAAGCGTCAGGAGATTCGCAATGCTGGCGGTTGATTCGTGAAAACTCAGCGAACGTCAGCCCCGTGGCTTCTGCTGCGCTCTTTTTTGTGTCTTTGTCTATCACGATTTAACCTCATTAGCACCGAGTAGTTGTGCGGCTCCTGGGGCCATTAGTAGTCCTCTATATCTTGGTGTTAAATACTTAAAGTTTTTGCTGAAGTTTTTGATATTCGTAAATTTAATATACACTCCTCCTGTTATTGAAGCGATTTGTTTAAGGGTTTCTTCTCCGCCTACGTCGTCTCCGATATGAACACAATCTATGGGTATGCCAGCGTCTTTATAATCTCTTGCAACCGGAATGGGGTCGTTTCCCGTGCTTTCTCCGTCGCTAACGATTACGCCACGCGTGATGGGTTCTTGGGTTAGCATTTCAAGCATGGCTTCTGCCATAGGCGTTCCGCCCATTGTGTGTAGGTGGCTAATTTCGGCAGAGATAAATGGGAAAAGTGTTGAGAGATTGATACGCAACGATGGTTCAAATGTGTTAACAGCAACCGCTGTTTCAGCGGGGTCACACTGGTCACAGAAGGAAGAACCTGCTAAACGACACATTTGTATCTTTTCACCGCTCATTGAGCCACTAACGTCAAGCATAAGGCCAATACGATTAGGTAACTGAGCAACGAGAGTTGATTGTTTAGCTTGGTTATTTAGTGACGCCTGCATTCTTTGGTGTAAGGCACTCCCTTGACCGAAACGAATCTTACCCTGAGGAGTAATGATTTTGTTTTGGTCAGTTTGAGTTGGGTCTTTTTTTGTTAGGTCGCTCATTTTGTTTTTTGTGTTCTCCTCTTCCTTAAACTAGTCTCGTTTCTTCCCGCCGATAACAGCGCGAATCCCTGTTGTTACATGATAAAAACGGCGCTTTCCTTTGTTTGGCTCACGGCTCCCACTCGACAAACCACGCTCTGCTCGCGCTCCAATACGCTGAGATTTCTTTGGGTAATTTAGTTGATAGGTACCCGAAGCAAACCCACCACCACGGTCAAATGACACAATTTCCTTTTGAACGCTTGTTGGCAATTGAAAACGAATTGCTTTGTCGTGTTTGACAACATAAGCAACGCTTGGAGACACAATCATGCCAGTTGCGTGAAATTGACGTTTAGCAGCAACAGCCATTGCACAACCGTTAAGGTCTTTCTTTGCTGAGTGTTTAACGTCGTTTTCAGTAACTTCCACAACTGCGTTATCGTCTGCGTCTGTAACGCTTCTTACGTTTGGAAAGAACTTACGAACGTTTGATAAAGCAAGTGATGCTCGACTCTTTCTACCTGTTTTTTTTTCTTTTCATTGTTTAACCTTTCATTATTTGATTGCTTTGTCTTGTTTGATTCGGTCCCAATACATATTGAGTAAGCTCATCTTTTCCATGCTTCCACCACGGTCAGGGTGTAACTCAACCGCTGCGCGTCTATAAGCTGCAATAAGAGCGTCATTGGGAAGTAATTTGACAAACTCAACCATGATTTGTTCAGGAGTTTGCTTAGTTACAGCAGGAGACGCAGAAGCAGCTTGAGTTTGTTGTTTAGTAATAACAACAACCTCACCCGGGTTCTTCCATACTTTGCGTGCTGTGTCAACAATAACGTCTAGATATTTCTCAGCGAAAGCCCATATTTTTGTGGTTGGGTCGTAGGCTCTATCACTCACTGGTATAGCAATCTTTATGAACTCAACGAACTCCTTACTGTAGGGAGTTGAGCAACGGTATGCAGCAAGGTCGTTGTCGTACCAAACTCGGCATTTAGTTGTGTTGCTTGTGCTCACTTGTTGATAACCTCCTGTTGGATTTGAAGGTGTTGCTCTTTTCCAACCTGAATACACTGATGCTGTAGGTGGCCGACGACCTGTTGGGGCCTGATAAACTTTTTGTCTAGGTAATTGTGTTTGACCATAAATACTTTCATGCATCAAGTATTGTTTCTCCGTTACCTGACACATCAAAACCCTTGGTCCAGCCAGCGTTGTACAATTTGGACACACGGCCTGTCGCCAGCCTGATTCGTAATGATTGCATTGGTAGCATATGTAATACTCTAGCATTTTTCGGTGACTCCTAAGAGTCTATCACTGAATTAATGCAAAGTCAAGCTCTTTATCTTCTTTCTTTTCAATAGTTTAGTGGAGAAAAAGGAGGGCAAAAAAGGTCACAACTGAATACGGACCAAACGAAAAAATGGGCGTCCCGTGAATGCTCACGAAACGCCCATTTAGTCTGAACGTCTTTACCGTTCTGGGTTCATAATTTGTCTCCTAGACTTTGTTATGTGGCCCGTTTATACTTTTATCTTAACCAATCGTAACCATTCTATAACTTATCAAAACCAAGTTTTGTCAAAGTGGCTTGGTGTCCACGACTTGGCCTTGATAAGACCGGCGTTGCCGTTTATTGTTGCTAGGCCGCTTGAGTAGCAAGCAACTTTGCAACGATAGCTTGACGTTCCTCGTCGCTGAGTTGACCGAGTGACCTAAGAACCTTATCCATCGGACTCAGTTTCTTTCTCTCAGTTACGCGAGCGATAACGTCCTTGAGGTCATAAGAACCTTCAACAACCTCAAAGGCGTCATCTTCCATCAGGTCGCGTATTTCGTTCAACTGCTTGAGAGACGCTCCCCTGTTGAACAAATCAACAGCAACTTGTTCATTCGGGCAAACTTGGAGAATGTCGTCAATACTCTCCGCTTCGTGAATAAGGAAAGTTTGCCGTTTTGAAGGAACAGGAGCCTCTTCTTGGTTCTTCGTTGCTTCCTCAACTTGCTTGTTGAACGCAGATTCAGAGAAGGACTTGTTCTTTGTTTCGGTCCCCTCCGTCACTGGGAGTGTTACATACGTTGCTGTCTTGACCTTGCTCATTAGCTTTCGTCTCCTTTTCTTTTTCATGTGGACAATAACCGAAGAAGCCACGGCTCAGATTACAATTGTGACATAGCAATCTGTATTCCTTTGGGTAACCGCGGTTAATTATCCAGTTGTACAAAGCAGTGGTTCCACCCAAGAAACGTCTCTGTTGGCAACCACCACCGTTCACGTGGTCGATGGCAAGAAATTCCATACGCCGTTCGCCACAGCATTCGCATTTTGGAACGCCGTCTCGACTCAAACCGTATAGAAGTCTTTCACGTAATTGGCGATGCTGTCTGGTACGCTTATTGACTGGCCTCATTGCGATTAAATCCTCTCATATAATGATGCTCTAGTCAAGCGAAAAATGAGACCTAAAGCGAAGCTAAGTGCTTTCTTTTCTTATCCATGCGCGAAATTCTTTAGAAGAGACCTTTTTAGGCTGCAACCCTATTAATGTCGCCATTCTCTTTGACGTTGAATACCAAGGTTGCATTTGTTCGGGGTTGTAAGCAAAGTCGATTGCTTCCTGTTCTGTCGCAGCGTCACGAGAGTCAACCATACAATCGAAAAGACCGTCCACAATATGCCAGTAAAATGATTGTTCGTTGATTGTGGCACGGTTGATTATATCCTCTGCCGACAACCTATTAGGTAGGTGCGCGAGTTGTGCCAGTTTGTCAAGTTCTGGTGTAGGCCATTTTTCAGCGTGTGGAGATTGAGAAGCTAAGTTCTCAATTATCTCTCTCATTTCGTTTGGTTTCAACTTACCAAGCGATTTTAGAATTTCGTCTGACCTATCACTCACGTGGAACCTCACCCTTTCCTACTTCCGCAACCAAACGACAATCAAAACAAATGTAAAACCACGGGCCTAGTTGTTTCTTAAAACTATTAGCTTCACACAATAACTCAACGTATTTGCCACACTTGGGACAAGAAGACTTTTCGTCAAGTTGGAGCACGTAGAGTGTTTTATAATTGGGATTACTCATTTTGTGCTCCGTCATAAACAGAAGCAAATAGTTCTTGTTGCTTATGTTTAGGTGCGTGTGGACATTCTGTTTCTTTGTGAAAGTTTTCAGCGTTCTTCTCAGTTAGCTCCCAGTAAGAAGCGTAGCCATATTTTAGTGGGACTCTGAAACGATTAGGCTGCCTTTTCCAAACTCTGCATACGCCTGAAACACGCCAGCGGATTGTTTTCTTGTCGCACTGTGTGCTTGAGTGGAGTCTTTCACCATGATTAAGTAATAAAGCTTGCTCACGTGTTATCATGGCGTCTCCAGCGGGAGCATATTGAGGGCTATCCAAAACAGGAATAGAACTGTTATAATGAATAGGATGTTTTTGGCTTTGTTTAACATCTTTTTTCTCCTAACATGCCATAGACAAGACACAACAGGGTATGCCCGTTAGCGTATAAACTAACGAAGCAACAACCCGAATAGAATTATGGTTAACGTAGCTAAAGCAATAAACAACCTACGCAAGAATCGAATAGATAAGTTTCGAGAGTGGGGTGTCATCGTTTTACCTTTCCTATCAACTCACGCACCTTCGCGGACCTTTCTTCTGCTGTCATTGACTCCGTCGCTGCGTGAATTGAGTCTATTGTTTTCGTTGTTCTCACTGTTAGCCCAAACTGAGGTGCCTCACAATGTTGTGCCCTATCTATATCGCTGAAACCCAAACCACAACGACGACACTTCCACCCACGTGCATCAAATGGTGGCTTGCCATCGTTGAAGTCTAGACGTTCACCAGATTTCTTGCGTGCTTCACAGTTAGAAGAACCACAAGCAGGACAGTGAACTAGGTTTAGTAATCTACCACAATGACATTTCTCAGCGGGGAACAGATTGTCTTGAATAGGCACTCGTTACTCCTTTGGGTACTGCCCAATGAAGTAACCACGACGGGTAGCCGCGTCAATCGCTTCTTTGCAATGCTGAATCTTTTGTTCGTCGGTCCATGTGCGACACTTAATAATATCAACCAACGCGCCAACAAGTTTCTCAGCGTCAATCTTGTGTTTGCTGTCACTCCACAAGTTACGAATCTTTTCCTTCGTGATTCCAACGTGCATATCAATTCCAGTTTGTGACATGATTGTCACCTCCAACCAAAGCATAGCATAAGCTCTCGCGCTTGTCAAGTTATTTAAGTCCAATAGAATCAATAAGATAGAGAGGGGCGCTCCCTCTTCAACGTCAACGGCTTTTGAGCGTTATAGGTAGGGCGAAAGGCGAAGAAAAAAAGCGCGAGTTGTGAATTGTGTGTGTACTAAAAAAAAATATTTGTAAGAAAGAAAAGACAAGACAACACCTTCTCTCTTTGGCTCGTCATATCAGACACTTCAACGCTCAAACATCGTTGACGGTGCGGAGAGAGTGCGCGATTTTAATTCCAATAGAATCAATCAGATGCGTGCGGAGAATATCCCTCTCCGCTACGCACCGTGATTGTCACTTCACAACGCCCAGTTGTTTCCTCAACTTAAGCGTCTTCTCTTCATAATACTTTAACCACTTATCAGCGTCTTCTTGCGTTCTTTTACAACCCCGACAAGGCGTGAAGTAGTGATAACCGTGAACGCACTTGAATATGTCACGTTTCTTTTTTTCACGCGAATCCACAATCTCGTTATTACTTGGCACGCGTATTATATTCGCAACACGCATGTAGTGAGGCTTTCCTTCGTCGTCGTATGTCATTTCGACGTGCGTTGTCGAAGGCCAAGTGAATAACTCACTTGTGAGTCGTTTTGAACGCAAGCGCGCTATTCTCTGTTCGAGAGACATATGCACGCTCCTCTACCGATTAAATTGTCGTGAATGCTCAAATAGTCCGCCAGCGTGTTTTACTGCTAGACTTGCTTTTGGTCTCCGCCGATTCCAAACTTGCGTTTGAGCGCGGCAATGGTTTGAAAATACTTCACCATTGCGTCTGGTTCAGCGGTTTCCGCTGGTGCAGTCAGTTTGGACATTGCGTCGACGTATGCAGCTTCGTTGCGTCTCTTAATATCCGCATCGACCGCATTGTCGACCGCATTGATTCCACACTCGAAGAGATATTCTACGAAACCTTCCATGCTGTAGCGTGCAAGATTCGCAAACTTCCCTTGGTTGTGCTTGACAACCTTGTCGCGTACATATGCGACACTCGTTATCAAGATGGAATCGTTTGTTAAAGTCCAAACGATGTTCTGCTTTTGACGCTCTGTTGGTGCTTCCAAGTCTTCGACGCTGGTAGGATGCGTAGCATCTTGTGTAGCCACGCTTTCCTTCTCAACAACGATAGGTTCTTGTGTCGCAGTCGCCATAGTTCACCGCCTTTGTATCGTAAGATACACGTGGCGAACTATTAGAGCATTCACGTTTGGTTACGCGGTAGGGCCGCGTGCCCACACTTAGAATGAAGGCATGGGTATTAGTTACCCACATCAGCCTTAGCAGGATGCTAGCCTGCCATGCCTTCATACTTAGTATCCACACCCCCCTAGACCTCAAAATTCAGAAAAGACGCGGGAGGCCGGAGCACGCTCACGTAATTTTCGTACTTTTTAGACTTTCCAACTTTCTTGTATTAAACATTCTTCACAACCTCAATTGGCTTATGGTTTTAGCTTTCATAACATGAAAGGTTGTTTTTCTCGTTTGTGGGTTAGTGTACGACAGAAAGAGGGTTCTTTGCATTACACTTTTTGTGTAAGTGTTTGAAAAGGAAGGAAATAAAGTGCTTGACTTTTCTCTGCATTAATTCTAGAATGGATGCTAAGGAGTAGTTTATATGACACCACTAATCCAGCGTGCTTGTTTAGTTTGTGGCTCTGGTTCTACCCGTCCAACTTGGACTAAGAGTAAGGTCGTTAACGGCACTATGTATGTCGCTTGTGATAGTCATAGCGACGCTGAGTTTCAGTCTGCTTTGGCTAAGGTAGTACCCGCGGCCCCTACCCCGCCCGCCGTTCCTAACACTGGCACGACTCCACCTGCTAACCCAACACCCAACGGAGGTACTAAGTGAGTATCTACATAGTCCTTCTCGTTTCTTTAATAGGCTTAGTCATTTATGCTATCGCAACAACTGAGAAACCTAAAGAAATAGGCAGACTAATGTTTGCTTGTGGAATGTTGGTTTTCTTGTTTCTTATTGTAGGAGCGAAAGCAACTTCGTTGTTTCACTAGTATGGAAAAAATAGCTACCAAAGATGTAACAGAAGCTATTGCTCGCGCGATGGAAAACGTAGATAAGATGAAGCGTGTTGTTATTATCTACGAAACAACTGATGATATTACAACTTCTACAGGTGGCGTAATCGTTAATGATGAGGCCACGTTGTCACAGATAAATTGGCTTCTTGATATGGGGAAACAATGGCTTTTTAGTGAGATGCAGACTAAACCTGCTAAAGACTAATGACACCCAAAGTAAAAATCGCTCTTGAACAAATCGCCCGCTTACGCGTGGGTGGTATCAAAGACGGAGTGATTGCCGCTAAAATGGGCTACACACAAGCCGGCCTTTCTCGAATAGTCGCGCTTGATGAGTATAAGGAACTTGAAGAAGCCATCTTAACAGGTGTCGTTTCAAAAATGGACGAAGCCCTTGCAGGTAATAGCAAGCTATTGGAGAAATACTTTGAGCAAACGGTCCCCGTCGCGCTTCGCACTTTATTTGAAACGGTTACGCAGAGACGTGATTTACGTGCTGCGATGTCTGCTGCCTCGGAAATCCTTGATAGAGACCCGAAAGGAACCTTTAGCAAAAAGAAAGTTAGCTTGAATGATGGTGAGCCGGCAGTATCAACAGCAATGCTTGACGCGCTAACGCCTGATGCGGACAAGATTGTTAAAGAGATGGAGCAGCAAGCTAAAGTTTCTGTTAACTGAGGACTCAAATGGCAGTCTCAGATAGACATAAGATAACGGTCAAAGACGAAGACCCTAACGCTAAGTACAATTACTTGGTTCAGTGTTCTTGTGGTTGGCAAGGTCGTTGTTATACAGTTGAAGAGTCTGACAAGTTAGGAAATGACCATTTGAGAAATCAAGGTATTCTAACTGAAACTAGCGGAATGAGGGCTGGAGGTTTATAAATGGCTTCGCCTAGGTTTGGGGACCAACACGAGTTATCAGGTTCAGTTCAGAAACACGGTCATGTTAAAGGTAAGAGCGTAGCTAACGCAACCGTAACAAAGAAAACAACAATGCCTCCTGTCCCGCCTAATGTTGCTATGAGTGTTGAGAAGTCTAATCAACGTTCTCGTATACACGAACGGATAGCACGTAAGTATCATGGAGTAAATGGAGCTGAGTGGGGACAGACTGTTCATGGTAATGAAGGGGGTTGTTAGTTTGAACTTGAACCAATGACTCAATTTATCCCACTCCCGATAACTGGCTTGCCCGATAAAGAGAAATTGCGGGCTTTACGCACTAACTGTTTAGGTTCCCTTTTCTACTTTGTCAAGCACGGTTTGCAACGCAAGCGTTTAACAGTTAACCTTCACTTACCTATCTGTCAAGGACTTGAGAAAAGGTATATAAAAGATGTCTTCGAAATCCCACGCGACCACTTTAAGTCCACCATTTGTACAGAAGGACTTAGTATGTGGTGGGCGTTGCCATTTACTAAAGAGGATGAAGATGTCTTTCTCAAGTTGGGTTATCCAGACGAGTATATACAATGGATGCACGATGCCCATAATCCTAATCAACGTAATCTTTTAGTTAGTGAAAACATTACTAACGCAGCTAAGTTGGGTAAGAAAGTTAGATGGCACTTTGAGAGTAATGCCTTATACCGAGCACTGTTTCCCGAAACCCTCCCGACTACGTCCGAGCTATGGACGGCCTTCTCTTTGCATGTTAATCGCAAACAATTCGGAACTGGCGGGTCACACGGAGAAGGGACTTTTGATTTTATCGGTGTTGGCGGAGCTTTACAGTCTAGACACTATGATGCCGTTATACAAGATGATTTGGTTGGAAAGAAAGCAATTGAGTCAGCTACCGTAATGGAGACGAGTATCGAGTACCACAAATTACTTGTTGGAGCTTTTGATTCGCAAGATGCAGTCCATGAGAACAATGAGTTGGTCATTGGTAATAGGTGGTCATTCCACGACCTTAACTCTTATATACGTGAGAATGAGACCTGGTTTAACTTTCATAGTCATTCCGCACTTGGCGGTTGCTGTTCGCAGCACCCTGCGGACACGCCCATCTTTCCTGAAGAATTTTCGTTGGAAAAGCTCTTGCGTTTTAAGGCTCGTCTTGGGTCCTACCATTTCTCCTGTCAGTTCTTAAACAATCCTTGCTCTCCAGAAGACGCCGACTTCAAACCTGAATGGCTCAAATACTTCGATACCTACCGCGACATAGACGGACGTTTAACAGTCGTACACGAGACAGATAATGGTATTGTTCGTAAAGACCTCAAAGTGGGACACCTCTCTATCGCAATGGCTGTTGACCCGAATCATAGTGGTAATGCTGCTGCTGGGCGTTGCCGTCATGCTATTGTGGTTGTTGGTAAAGTGGATAGTTCTTCTGGTGATGACTTAGGGTCGCGTTTCTACCTATTAGATACATGGGCTGCTCACGCGACTTATGATGCCTTCTTTGACCAAGTTTATAAAATCGCTCGCAAGTGGAGATTAAGGAAGGTGGGTTTTGAAACAGTCGCAGCGCAAAATTATGCAGCCCACCATATCAAATACAGAAACGCCTTTGAAGAGTGGCCTATCAAAATACTCGAACTCAAAGGCGAAGTCGACGCGCCTGACGGCACTATTACTCGTAAGAAAGAATGGCGTATACGAAACGTGCTCTCTCCCTTGTTTGAAGAAGGGAGATTCTTTGTTCGTAGAACTCAACAAGATTTTATCGGTGAGTTCAATACCTTTCCGCGTGGAAGGTTTGTTGATTTGTTAGATGCTCTTGCTTATGTTCCTCAGATGTTGAAATATAGTGTTAGCTTTGCTGATAACCAAACTATGTTAGCAGCAAACCAACAAAGAGCGCAGCGAGTTAATACTCCTTATTGTGTAAGCAGTGGTAGTGGGAGACAACTTAACTAATGCCTATCGGCTTTGTGAGTGGCAGTGGTAACGTTAGTGATAGCAACATGCAAGATGAACGTTGGATTTTTATTAAGACGAAATTTGATACTATTTGTTGTGTTTTTTTGATTATGGGCTTTGTTGCAGTTATGATGTGGGCTGATGTTCATTCAAGTGATAAGTTTCTTTCTTGGTTAGAACAATCAGCGACTACAATCTTGGGTACTTATTTAGGAATTATTCAACCCTGGAAGAATAAAAATGGAGGTAGTGGAAATGGTTCAACGACGTCTTCGAGTACGACTACAGACGGTTCTAGTACTATCACTTCTAGCGTTACTAAGTAATGGTTGTGCAGCACGTCCAGTACATCCTGGGGCTGTTAACAAGTTTGATAGCGATGCGTATGACGCTCTGTTAGTAACAGACAGTGTCATTCAAACAACTCGTGCGGACCTTGTGAACAACGTGTTCCCGCCGAGTATTGCTCCTAATGTTAAAGATTCACTAAATTACCTAATCCGGGCCTACAACGTAGCTGATATTGCGTATAGGACATACCACACCGCAGCACTAAGTGGTTCAGCAACTCCTGTTCAACAAGCTGATGTAACTACAGCACTTAATCAAGTATCTAACGCAACATCAACTCTTGTCAACGCGAAAGCAGGGAAATAACCATGCCATTACTTATTCTGACGATTATTCAAGCAGCACTTACTGCCCTATCAAGTATCAAGGGTAACGTAGGTGCTGACGCTGCGTTAGCATCGGCGTTGACTACTATCATTCAAAACGGTTTGCAAGCGTTTCAAGCAGCAACGGGTCAGCCTTTAGATTTAACAAAAATTCCGCTTGAACCTCCGGTTGTGTAGATGTCTTGGTTAATTATTTTCGGTAATGATTTGGTAATTGTTTTCCTCACCTTAATAATGGTGAGAATCTTTTTCGGGAGACCTATTAAAATGGTTGAACTACAAGCGTTGCAAACAGCGGTTACTAATTTGAGCGCAGCAATCAGTAAACTAAGCGCAGCAGGACTCATATCTGCTACAGCTTTGACTCCGCTCACAACGACAGTTGATTCGCTAACGGCACAAGTAACGGCGTTGCTTCCTCCGGGAGCGTAATTGGTTTAGTACTTAATGGAGCCTATACCACTCTCGCTATCTGGTGAAACCGAAGAGAGACTCTCAAGAGAACTAAAACCTCGTCTTCGCGCTTTGAAGCAAGGTTTGAAGCCTCTTTTCGAGACTAATCTTCCTCGTTGGCGTCGTGTCTACGAAGCGTTGCCAGCAGAAAAGACTAGGGATTTCCCATTTCAGAACGCTTCTAACCTAGTCGTTCCTCTCGCTGGTATTCACTGTGACACGCTAAAAGCGCGTGTTGTTAGTGCCATCTGGAAAACAAGACCCATTTGGCTCTGCAACATAGTTGGTTCTTTTGATGGGGCAGGAGACGAACCTAGAGAAGCGTGGCAAAACTTCTTACTCCACAATGCTTTCGAACCTACTGAGTTAGATTTGTACCAAGTTGAACTTTCTTGGATAGGTGAAATAATTCGTTATGGTACATCCACAATCAAGATTCCTTACGAAACAATCTATGAGGATTACGTACTACCCGCTGGAGACGGCTCTGGGCGTTTCGAGCCTATGCGTGAGAAGGTCTATCAAGGCCCGCGTCCTAAGAAACTTGCGTTTGAAGATTTCCTAGCCGAGCCTTCGGCTTCTTGTTTAGAAGATTCATCTCTGGTCGCTCATAGAATTAGGTATCAAAAACATGAACTACTCGAACGAAGATACTCTCAATTCTTCAAAGCAAACAAAGTTGATGAGATTCTTAAATCTCCTGATAGAACGTCACCGGATTATGTCCAACAACAAAGAGAATCAGATGCGAATGCTCGCACGTCTTTGAGTGATGGATATGCAGAGTGGGATGTGTACGAGTGTTGGTTCAGTTGGCGTGCACCTAACTCTAGCAAGGCTCCTAGAATAATCGTTTGGTATCATTACTCCACAGGTACAATTCTCAACGCCATTTACGACCAATATACCCCAATCCTTAAATCCTTGCCTTTCGTTGTTGGTCGTTTGTTGTATAGAGACGACTCTCTTCACGGTTACGGTCTCTGTGAAATACTAGAAATGATACAAGAAGAAGTCTCCGTAATGCACAACCAACGGAGGGATAATGTTCTCGTTGCTAATACCCGTGTATGGCGCGTGGACCCTGATTCAAAACTCCATCAAGGCTACCAAATCTATCCAAGCGCAATGCTTCCTGCCGTTGCAGGAGAAATTGAACCTTTACAACACGGTGAAGTTGCTTCTATCACTATTGATGAAGAAAGATTGTCAATTGACCTTGCAGAGCGGCGCTCAGGTGTGTCTCCACCTATGCAAGGAATGGGTGCAGGTACAAATACTAAGCGGGGTGTCTATTCCGCGATGGGTACTATGTCACTCATGCAAGAAGGCAATTCGAGAACTGACCTTACCATTTCTGACATACGATACGGGCATACGAAAATTGGACGTATCATTTCTAAATTGTATGCTTATATGGGGTTAGACGAGTCTAAGTTGGTTCAGTTTGGAGCAATGTCAGAAGCAATTAAAGCTGCGGCAGAGTTGATTAAGAAAGACAAAATGGCGTTGCCTGTCACAGCCTCTTCTGCTTCGGTTAATAGAGAAGTAGAGAAACAATCAGACCTAATGCTTTCTCAAGTTCTTGATAGACACTACGCTAAAGTAACTCAACTCTTGCAACAAGTTGCTATGAGTGCTCTTGGTCCTCAGATACAACAGTACTCAGTTAAAGTAATAGAAGCAAGTGAAAGATTTATTAAACAAGTACTAAAGAACTTCGACCATGACGATGTTGATGCTCTTGTTCCTAAAGCATTAGCTCAGCAAGGTCCACAACCTGTTCCTGGTCGTGGAGGTCAAGGAGGAGCACAAGGAGGTCCAAGTGCCCAGAATAGCCCTGCTATACAACCAACACAACCGGGTGCTACAATGCCTGTCCAGCCCAGAGTTCCAGCCGATTTTGAGTTACTTGCGGGAATGGCAGGGGGAGGTGGAAAAGGAGCTTAGGACAAGTAGTGATATAAATGAAATAAAGAAATCACAGGGGAAAGATGAAGTCTTACGGCGAATTTTAGAACTTGAGAAAGATTTGCGTGAATACGGAACCAAGTTACTAAGAGGAGACGTAAAGAAAGTGGAGATACCTACAAATGGGTTGGCTAAAGTCTAAAGAGGATTTACCAGAAGAACTCCGCGACATGGACCCGAAAGACCTTGTTGCGGCTGTTAAACGTAGTAAAGAACTTGAGACTGAACTTGCTGCTCAAAAGACAGCGAATACAGAACTCAGTTCAAAGTTTGAGACTTTTAGTACAGAGTTTGATACGAAGGTTGAAGCAAAAGTAACTGAGCTTGTTGCCAAAGCACGTGGAGAATCAGGAGGGGGTTCGGGTGGTGGTGGAAACGGTGGTGGGGGTGGTTCAAGAACGGAAACACTTGCTGATTTCTTAACTGAACCTGATAAGGCTTTCGCTCAACGCTCTGCGCCTTTGGCTGCTTTGACATTGAATACCGCTGGTTACGTTGCTAAGGAGGCTGCAAGACGTAAGTTTCAAACAGCTCAACGAATGAATCAAGGTAAGAACTTTGATGGTTATTTCTTTGAGAAGTTTGAGAATGAGATTGAAGAACTCGCTCGTACTGTCCCCGCCCAACAGCTTGCTAACCCAGTTACGTGGGAGCATATTTATTTCAATGTTAAAGGGCGTCATGCTGATGAGATTGCTCAACAATACAAGGACGGCAAGTTAGAAATAGGTATTGAAAGTGGTTCAACTGGAGCACGTGGGAATCAGAATAATAACGACAATGACGCGGATAAACTAACGCCGCAAGAACTAAAGATTGCTGCTAAGATGGGGCGTACGCCTGAGCAATTCCTTGAACAAAAGAAAAAGATTGGACAGAATGTTGTGGGGGTTAACGTATGAGCACACCGCCAAATCCAACTGGTCAAACACAAGCACCAAGTAGTCCAGCTATTACATCGGCTAACTTACCTACACCAGCAAAAGCACCTTCGGTTCCTGTTGAAGAACCAATCGTTGCCAAACCGTTGGTTGATGCTGATTTTACTAAGTTGCGTGCTAAAAACCCTTTGATGAGTATATACTTTGGAAATCGTATTGCTAACAATGGAATGAGAATTGAGGATTTGAAATCACGTGGTTTCAGAATTGCCGTGCCTGACGAGATTGTTACATGGGAAGGTAAGCCTTGTCCTACAGGTCTAATTAAGGACGGACACGTCCAACGTGGTGATTTGTTGTTATTGATTATTCCTAAGAAAGACTATATAGGTCAACTCAAATACAACGAACAACAAGCATATCAAAGGGTTTCTAAGGCGGCCACTACTGCTGCTGGTAGGGACGAACTAGGAAAGGCACTCAAGGAGGTTGGGGGTTTACCAGCACGTTATCGGGGGAAGATTGGTGTTTATTCACCAAACCCCGGTGACTTAGATAATAGCTAGTAAACAACCACTAGGCGAAAGCCTAACGGCGCTTCGTTCTGATGTTGATTTATATACTGTCAAACATGTAATGGAGGAAAGAAGTGGCTTCTGCTGAAATTCACTCTATACAATCTGTAAGCGGAAACCAGCCACGCATTCGCAGAATCATTGAAGAGTTAGGCCAAGTCTTTTTGAGTGGCGTACCTGTTCAAGTGGTTGCGGCTGATGGTGGTGTTAAAGAATGGGATACCACACTTGCTAACGCAATTGCTGGTTTTTCCAAGGAGCCTGCTAGTAATTTAGCAGCTACACCTCCTTCTCCTTTAACGACTACCATTGGTATTGGTGGTCCTGCTGGTGCTCAAGGTGCTAAAGTTCTAACATTTGGTGCCGTTCCGTTTGAACCATCTGCAGTCAACATCCCGCGAGGCGCTCCACTAAATGATGGTCGAATTGGGTTCGAAGCTGCTGATGTTGATACTGTCTTTTACGGACAGGTCGGACCTGCTCAGACCACGGTCGCTGGTGATGTTGGAAAAACCTACGGGATGACAAAAGACACTGATAATCACTGGTTTGTTGATAAGACTAAGACCGGTGCTAACGCAGTTGTTCAAATCGTCAAACTCGACCCTAATGACCTTTCAGCTACGCCGAGAGGCGTATATTTTATTGTGTTGCCTGCGGCAGCACAGATTATAGCATAAGGAGACCAAGAAACCATGACAATGGTAAGAGGGCAATTCGCGCAGTTAATGGCCCCTGGTCTCCACGGCATCTTCGTTCATTGGCAAGATTTGGCACAGAGAGATGAAGAGTTTCCACATATCTTTCATGTCGAAACTTCGACAATGGCTTATGAAGATGAAGTTGAGTTCAGCGGACTTGGTCCAATGCCCGAAAAGCCGGAAGGCGAAGCGGTTGCATACCAAGATGCCATTCAGGGTGGTACCCGTCGTTATCTCCATTTTACTTATGGGTTGGGGTGCCGCACATCATTTGAGTTGTTTGAAGATGACCAGTATAAGTTGATTCAACAGGTTCCGAAAGCACTTGCTCGTTCTGCCGTCTTTACACGCGAACAAGTTACTTGGAATGTGTTTAATCAAGGTTTTACGACTCTTCAAACGACAGACGGTGTTTCTCTTTTCAATAACCAACACCCATTACTAGGTGGTCCCGCCGCAACTAGCGTTGGCCCAGGTTTGGCTAACATTATTAGTGCTGCTGGCACATACCCAAATAGACCCGCAACTGACGTTGATTTGAGCTTTACAGCAATTCAGCTTATGGTTAACCAATTTGAACGCTTGGTTGACTCACAAGGCTTGCCTGTGATGCTCAAGCCACGTCATATTGTTGCTCCGCCTGAACTGAAGTTTATTGCGCGTGAGATTCTAGGTTCTCCCAATAAGCCCTACACGACTGATAACGAAATCAACGCCCTGTTGCGTGAAGATTTGGACTTTTTCATGCCTCACTATTTGACTTCTCAATCAGCTTGGTTTGCTATTTGTGAGAAGGAATCTCATACGTTGAAACATTTCACAAGGAGAGCACTAGACGAAGACTATGCTGATGATTTTGATACTCGCTCAATCAAACAGATAGCCTTCATGCGGTTCTCAGTTGGTGCTACCTCGTGGATGGGAACATGGGGTTCTAATGGGCCTTAGAAACAAAGCCTTCATTACCTGAAGGCTTATTTTTAAGGGGGTCAAAAGTGGCTAACCAAGCTCATTCAGGTATTCAAGGTCAGCCTTGGCACAGATGTCAAAGGTGTGGTACAGACCAGCGTCTTAGTATGTTAGTTAGGCAGAATGGGATACTGGTCTGTATCACGAATGATTGTGCTGATAATAGGTTGATTGAGCGCAGACCTCGAATGATTATGGAAAAACTCCGTTCTGGCAGGGAAATGCAGCCAGATACTAAACTGACCGAGGAATACGTTGACGACACTATCGACCAGATTTGACAAGTTCAGCTATGAGTACAAGCCGCAAGGCCGGGAGATTACGGTGAAAGATATAGGAATCGCCGCCTATATCGCCTCAGTGGGTTCCCGTCCCATTGCAACCGTAAGCTTAATTGGGTCTTTAGGTTAAGCCTAGAGTAGACTCATAGCTGATTCATATTAACACTCGGCATTAGTCATTTGGTACAAAACCAAATGCAACCCTGTAAAGGAGGGTTAGCCATACGCCACATACACAAGGACGTTATCAACAAGATTTAGGTTTTACAGACGGAGAGATG